TTGCAAGGCCCTATAGGTCGGGTCCTGCTCGATTGATGGGAACTTGATGTCCACATCCTTCACCGACGGATCAACATCCATCATCACCTGCTTGAAGAAATCCCTCCACTTACGCTGCTCCAGCTTGAAGCCGTTGATCGTCGGCCTGTCCAGCGTCGTCGCAGCCCCATAGGAACCACCCGTCGCACCCGGCGACGACAACAGCGCGATGACCGGGATGCCGAAGCTCGCCGCTACGAGAGCGGCCAAAGGCTGGCCGTTCCCGTAGTTGACCTGTGCGCTCGGGACGCCCACCCCGGCCAGAGACTGGTTCGGCCCCAAGCTCGCCGTGGCCCCCACTACGTCGCCGCGATTGGAGATCTCCACTGCTGACTGCCGCTTCCCCTGGTTGTTGCTATTGACGATCGCCCAAGCGATCTTCGACAGGGCCTTCGACAGCCGCGCCGAATCCCTCAGATAACCGGAGTAGGCTACGCTCCACAGCGCCGCAGCCAGGGAGTCTGGAGCACCGAATGCGTGCCCAGCATGCCTACCGGATGACAGGATGTACACGACGTAATTGCCGTTCACCTCGTAAGCCGTATTCGGCGGCTTCCTCAACCGCTGCACCCCGCGCCGGTACTCGGCCGTCGGAAACCACTGGCTGATAGTGTTCTGCCCATCAGGCGTCCACGTGCGGCGCACATACTTCACAACCGACGAATCGAACGAATCCCGTACGATCTCCTCGATCTCCTCAACCGGAACAAGCGTCAGCTTATCGGTATGCACCTCGCGGAACAAGAACACATTCCCTGCACAGAACCGCTCCAAGTTCAGGCTCTCCATAGCCGAAGCGGAGAACAGCGTCCTCTGCGCCGACTCCGACTTGATGAACTTGTCCAGCTTCGAGGAGGTATCGCTGAACACCAGGTCGTCGCCGAAGATGTAGCTGGTCCTCAGCTGTGCGCCGCGCTTGTGCAGCGGGTGGTCGCGCGCCATGTCACGTAGACCTCGCACAACCTCGTGGATGAAAGCCAGCGTCAGTCCCTTGTCGTCGGCGTAGCTCACCCAGTTGGCGCCCTCGTCCAGGAGGTAGGACCTCTGCGCCTCATTGATGAACGCGATACCCTCGTCGCTAAACGAGTATGCGTTGGAATCCAAAAGTCTCCCCCATTTCGTGTAGGTAGTCGTCTTCGTCGCCATCCATCATGTCCCCCGCGTCGGAAAACACGGTCTCCTGTTGGATGGCGTCGCGTATATTCTGGTCCGTTATAACAGCATATACTGCGGCGTCTGCCAAGTCAGGCGACTTGCCGACGTCCTTCTTCAGCTTGTCCTTCGAATCGAGGACGAGCCCTCCAGACATCGTATTATACGAGTATCCGACGGACAGCAGCTCGTCGTGCAAGTCGATGTCCAGCGGGTCCAAGTCCAGCTCGCCTGTGCGGCACCGGTATCTGAACGAATCCCACATGTAGGAGCGGTAGTTGTGCCACCGGCCCCTGTCGGGGCTCGACATGGAACCTCGCACAGCCAGAATGTCGTATGTACGGTTGGCGTAAGAGTTGAGGATGTCGAACATGCCGCCGCCTATGCCGTCGCAGTCGATAGCCACGGCGTGTGCGCCCTCCCGCAGAGCCAGGTCATGCACCCGCTGTGCGCTGTGCACAAGGTCCGTCTTCGCCCATGAGTCCACGAAGCGCACAACCCCGTTGACGCACAGGTACACCACCGAGCGGTCTGCGCCGAAACGCGCCACGTCCACGCCCAGCACGGGCCGGCCGATCCGCTCCCGCTCCGTGAGACACGCTGTCTCCACATCGCCCGGTAGGATCAGCGAGTCCTCGATGTCGAATGCGAACTCGCCCAGCACGCGGGCCTTGAACCTCGCGCTGTCCTCCCCGTACTCCTGCTTCTTCTGCTCCACGTAGGAGGGCCCGGTGAGCTTCTGCAAGACGTTCTTCGGCATCGGCTCGCCTGTGAAGTTCGGGCTCTCCAGGACGGAGATGGACATCCGCTTCCAGTTCTCCATCTCCTCTTTGAAGATCTTCCCCAGGTAGCTCATCGGGTCCGTTGGGTTCGCGATCAGCACACGCCGAGAGGCCTCGTTCGTCGTGATGTTCGCCAGGGCGTCGATCAGCTCGCCCGACAGCCCGCAGGCCTCGTCGCCGATCGCCAGCACGTCGCCGTGGATGCCCTGGAACGAATTCCCGCCCAGGTTGTCCGGCGGCTTCCTGCCGCGCCCCAGCGGGAGCTTCGTCACGTCATCCTTCCACTGCACGTCCATCGTGATGCGCCCCGGCAGCTTATGGTCGACCAGCCCCTCCTCGAAGCGCCGCTCCACGATATCTTTCAGCTGCATCACTTCGCGCCACAAAACGTCCTGCACCTGCGCCATCGACGGCGCCGTGGATATCACATAGCAGTGGGGGTAGCGGGTGTCCACCCACCAGCATATGAGCACGGCCATCAGCCGGGACTTACCCACGCCGTGGCCGGCCTTCACCGCCGTCGAGTTATTCTCCACCACAGCCCGAGCGATCTCACGCTGCTTACTCCACAGGGTTCCTTCGTCCGTGCCCAACATGTACTGCGCCCAGCCCACCGGGTCGGACTTGAAGCTGTCCTGCCTCCTGTGCGCCTTGACGGTGGCGATAGCGCTGTCGATCGCGCTAGCTTTGATCAGCATGGGCCTCCTTCAGCGCCTGATAGAAGACCTCGTCCATCGCCTCCGGGTCAAGCAGCTGGCTGTTCGCATAAGCCTGCGCGATGTGAATGCGCACACGCTCCCAGGCGTCCTCTACCAGGTCGAGGATCAGCCGGGTCTGCTGCTTCGTCACCCGGGCCTCCTCCTCGTCGTTGTATTCCTTCACCTTGTCCAGGCGGTCTCCCAGCTGCTTGAGCACGCTGTTGACCGCCTCGATATGCCGAGCGGCTATCTCGTCCGACTCGAAGCACTTCTCCAGGAAGTTGAAGGCCCGCGTCTTCAAGTCGTACATGTCGGCGATCAGCATCTGTTGGCGTTCGAGGTTCGTCCACACGTCGTTGCGCTTCAGCATGGAGCGCACACGGGCAAGGCACGTCTCGGCAGGCAGGCCGAGCTCCTCGGACATCTCGGCGGGGCTCGCCCCCGCCTGTGCGAGGGTGAGCAGCCGCCTGTCGTCCATCGCCAGCTCGCCGGTCGACTTCTGGATCGCGAAGCGGTCGCGCTGGTTCTTCACCAACTCCTTGGACGTGGTGGTTTGGGTTTGACTTTGCTGCTTCTTTTTCTTAGGCGCCGCCATCACAACCCCCTGTACCGGATCACCACCGGCGCCTCAAGCGGGTCGCACACCTTCACGGTAGGCCGCTCGGCTTGCGTCGTCAGCGTCACGCAGAACGTGCCGCCTTCTGTATTCAGCGATGCGACCTTCGTCTCTGCTGCATCGGTGAACACCGTCAGGTACACGGCCCGAACGCCCTTGGCCAGCACAACGTCCAGGTCGAGGTTGGGCAGCGTGCCGCTGAGCGTCGCAATTGACCCGTTAGCGGTGGCTAAGCGGCTCGTTTGAACATCGATTCTCATGAAACTCCCTCTCTAGTCAGGCTTAAGAGGAATGTTACCACGCACACAGCAGACCCCGCCGGGGCATAGCGCTCACCCGGCGGGGCCCTGAGAGAAAGGAGCTTACCTGAACACCTTAACATACTTCTGCAGGCGCCGTCTAGGCCCCGCCATGTGGTCGTACAGCAGCACCCAGCGGTCATCCAGCGTAGGCGCCCATGTGATGCTGTCCTGTGCGGTGATCGGCTGTATCTCGTCGTCCACCGCCAGCACGGACACATAAGCGTCCAGCCTGAACGGCAGCCTGTCCAGGTCATGGGCTGTAATAAACGCCTGGAACGTCTCATGCCCACCGATCACCCATAGCTCGTCCCGGCCTTCTGCGAGGGTCTGCTCGATTGCCGCGTACGGGCTCGCCACAGCCTTGACGGATTTGGTCGACTTCATCGTCCTGCTCAGCACGATGTTCGTCCTATTCGGCAGCTTCTTGTTGCGTTGCGGCAGGGATTGTCGGGTCTTCCGGCCCATTATGACTGTCTTCCCAGTCGTCATGTCCTTGAAATGCTGCAGGTCCCCTCGGTCGTGCCACGGCAGCTTCCCGTTGACCCCGATGATCCCGGACGTCGACTGCGCCCAGATGAAATGCACATGGAACATTGCGTCTCTCCTCTCGTGTGCCGTGTTTCAGCTTATGAGGTGGATTCTACCGGCTGTGCGGGGCGCAAGCAAACTTGACGAGAGGGCGAGGCCGAGGTACAGTCGGACTGTCTAGAGAAAATCAGAGAAAGTACTTCGCATGCTTCTTTACTTCATCGCCGTCCCCGTCGCATTCCTCGTCGCACAGGGGTTCTGGACCCTCATCGCCTACATCGTCACGTGGTGCGGCTTCCCCAAGGCCGGCGCCGTCGTCTTCTGGGTCTCCCTCGCCTTCACATCCCTCGGCGCGATCTCCGCCCTCACAGCCTTCGCCTGGACCCAGCACCAGCTCAACCTCATCGCGGCTTGACATCTGTTCGGCTGGGCATATACACTGGTTGCGCACAGTAACACTACAGAGAGGGGAAAAACATGTTTTCATGGAGCCTGATCGGCCGTATGTTCGCCGGGTGGTACGGTACCTGCCGTCTGTGGGGCAGGACCTGGATCTGCTAGTTACCGCCATCCGATAAGAGGACCCCGCTGCCTTCGAGCAGCGGGGTCCTTCTGTGCTTCTACGTTGTGCGTTATCTCACTTATTCGGCGTGGTCGCCAGGAACGGCACCACCTTGTGCAGGAGGCGGTCCACCGGCTTCGTGTTGAGCAGCCACTGTGCGCACACAGTAACCAACCCCCATACAGTCGCCGTGATCGTGTCCGCCAGGTCGGCGGGAAGCGTCAGGCCCCATTTCGCGGCCAAGGCGGCCAGCACGCCCACCAAGGACACCACGAACGTCCTGATAATAGACCTCGCTTTGTGCTGGATCTGCGTCGGCACGAGCTCGTCGAAGTGGTAGGCGTTCTTCCTGTTCGGGTCCGCCAGGCCGCCGTCCCCCTGCGGCAGGCCGCCAGTCTCCACGGTGTGCGCAGCTGCGGCGAACGCCGCAGCCTTCTGCTCGTCCGTCAGCGTCGGAGTATCCAGGTGCTTGGGCCCTGTAGGCGCCGGGGTCGGCTCGATGGGCGTGGTCACTTTTCCCCCTTCTTCAGTGCAAGCGTGTTCTGAATGTCGTTCAGCTTGTTGATCGTCTCCTCAAGCGCGGCGTGGGACGCCGCCGGGTAACCGAAGCCGTAGCCCGGCACCGTCAAGTCGGTGGCGATCCTGTTCACAGTCGACGTCATCGACTCCACGGCCTGCGTCAGGTTGGCCGCAACCTCCTTCAACTCCGCAATGGAGTTCTGCGTCGCCTGCGGATAGCCGAAGCCCTGGCTCGGCACCTTGATGTTCTCGTACAGCCAGCTGAGCATGTTGTGCTCGTCGGGTGTCAACTCGTCTCCTTTATTCTGGTTCTGTGTTTGGTCGTCTGGTGTGTCTCCGATATAGCGCTTGACGATGATGATCGTCGCCGAGCCCGTCAGAGACCGATCCGATAGCGCGTGTAGCCTCGGGCCCCGGCCCGGACCCCCATGTCCCCACGTGTACATGCCCCCGGAGTAAAGCTCCACGTGGCTTATCCGTCCCGCGAAGGCACCCGAATGCCAGCCCATGCAGATGATGTCCGCCGGTTTCAGGTCTTGTAAGGGCAGATCTCGCCAACTCGTCGCCGACGCCACCGTGTACGCGTCGGGGTCCGACGCTATATTGAAACTCCGCTCGCCTATTTCGATGCCTGCGCACTGCCGGTAGGCCTGCGCTATCGTACTGGAACAGTCCCCCCAGCCGTAGCGCTCCGGGTCTTTGCGGCGGTAGTCGTTCGTGTAGCCGAAGTCACCGTCGTGCTTCGCCATCCACGCCACTATGGCGTTGCGCTGCACGTCAGCCTGCGTCATCCGTCTCCTTCCTATTCGCTAGAAGAGCCTTCACCTCAGTATACGGCACAAAAGCCGCCCTATCGGGTCGCGCGCTGTGCGCCGGAATCTTCCTTCGCTTAAGGAAGTCATAACCCTCCCCCTGCTCTATGCGCACAGGGGGGGAGTCGCGGTGCGGGAGGCGGAACTCCACCCAACCCTCGTCCACATGGCGCACAGCACCGGGGTAGCCGCGTATAAGCGGACCGTCGTTTCCGGGGACGGTCCGCCACGCCGCATCGATCAAGGACTGCAGCGCATCCAATTGCGCATTAAACTCCCCGATCTCGTCGTTCGCTTTGCCTCTTGAAATAGCTGCCCCGTCCCGCGTCGGAAAGGGCGGGTTGAAACCGCGCAGCGACCGGGCGGCCGGCCGATAGCGCTCCTCAAAGACTCGGGCGGCCCGGTTGTCCAGAGGCATCTTACCCGGCTCCCGCTTCAGGCGGGCCGTGTATGCATCTTCAGCTGCGTACGTGAAATCCGCTGTTCTGTCATGGTAGCTCTCTTCCATGCCTAGAACCATACCACCCCCACCGGCGGGTAGCCCGTCGCGTGCAGGCTCAAGGGGTCGTAGTCGGCTGGTTGCGTTCGCAGTTGTGGCCGCTTGGGGGTCGCATGCCACATCGACGTGAAGCGCACACGGGCGTCCTCGGCGTAGAACGCCGGGATGTGCGGGGGTAGCGGTTTCTCTTCGTCGGTGACCGTGGTCAGGAGGGTGGATTCCACGAAGATATGGAATACATTTCTAGAGGGGGTGAGGCGGCCTTTATTCCCTTCTTCAGAATTCCTGTTAGTTGGCACGATGTCGTTCTCCAGCTGGGCAGGGGTTGTGCCCAGCGGGTACTCGTGACAGGCCTTCACCAGCACGGAATATGGGTTAACAGTGTTGGTTTGGTTCTGGTCTGTGTTGTGCGGGGGAAATTTGCGCGGGTCCTTCGCGTCATTCGATTTCAGGAAGCGCTGCCCGCCCTTGTAGCTCGGGTCCTGTTTGGAGACCTCCCAGCCGTTCGCCTTCAAGCATAGGGCGTAGAAGCGAAAGTTGCTGTTGCTGGTCGGGCTCGGGTCGTAGGGGTGCGTCGGGTCCGGGCTGAAACACCACAGCAGCCAGCCCACCTCCCACGGGTTCGGTTCGCTAGTGGGGTTCTGCGGGGTCGGGGGTGTGTTGTCGGGGGAGCGCAGCTGCGCTGTGGTCACGATATTCGCCGAGAATGAGTACACCACCTGGAGACGATTATGGCGTTGTGGGTCGGGGTCTGTGGAGGGGACGGGCACCCGCTCTATTTTGAGGAGAGGTGTCAGGGCTTCGATCGGTCGGGCTAAGGAAGCTGCTGTGGCGCCTAGCGGTTGGTCGGGGTTGGGTTTGGGCGGCGGGGGAGGCGTCAGGAGGAGGGTCGAGTCGTAGGGCGGCGTCGGGTTGGGCGTTACGAGGGCCTCGTTGTAGATCTTACGTATGCGCACAAGGGGGTGCGCTGTCTGGCTCTTGGGTCTTTCCGGTGGTGTGGGCATGCCTTGATTTTAGCTCGTCGTCGTGTCTGCGCACAGCACATTGGATATCGTCCAGCTGACGGGTGTGCGCATGGACCAGGTCCGTCAGCGTCTGCGTGTTGGATTCTATCCGGTCTATGGCGTCCCTTAGAGAGCTTCCATGGTTGTTTTCCATGTCCTGTTTTACGCTTAGGACCTTCTTATTGGTCTTCAATGACGTGTAGAGGGTCGCTATAGCGGTTATGAGAGCGCCTAAGCCTACGGCTGGCGCCCCTAAGAGGTGGTCGGCGATGAGTATTATGTCGTGCACGAGTCTTATTATAGCGTTCATACTGTAGTATGATGTTCCAGTGGCGGAAAATCTGAGTTAATATATGCGGTCGGGTCCCCCCATGCAAGTCGACCCACCCCTCCAAAAATTCCAACTTTTCCCACCAAAAATACAAGTAGCACCTAG